GGGGGCAAGGGGAGGACTCGTGTCAGTCAGGATGGGGCGAACCATGGACATTACGTGTCCCCCATCGGAGCCATGGGCACGTCCAGGTTTGCTATCTCCACGTCCGCATCGGCCGTGAGCTTCATCCGTTGCAGCCTTGCCATGCTCTGCATCTGGAACCAGCCGTCTTGTGTGAGCACAGACGTAGGCCCTGCCGTGTAGGCTTTCCCACTCACATACGTGGTGAGCGGAGTCAGGGTCGGTGCGCCGTTCAGCACGGTGAAGGCTGGCCGGATGGGTTGCGTCTCGTACATCATGCGCCGGTCCCCGAGGTCGCCCGTAATGAGGTACGCCCCCGGTTGCGTGCGCAATCCGTCATGCCCATAGGCACACAGCGTCCCATCCTCATTGATGAGTCCCGAGCAGGTGTCGTTCCCGCATTGAATCGGTTGTCGCAGAGTCACCTGGATGTTCAATTGCCCCACAGCCCATTGCCCGGTGACGAAGTTGAGGACAATCCACTCATTGGGGACGGTGTGATCCGGTGCATCTATCGTCGCGTAGTGCATGAACGCCAAGGACCGGTCCTGGTCGAATCGGGCATAGACCGATTGCCGTCCCACCCGGCTCACCCGCTGCGTGAACCACCGGCGCAAGGAATTGGGAATGGGATTGATGGCGAACCCGTCTAGCGTGAAGAAATCGTCCGGCCCCACGAAGTTATGCGTATCCCTAATAGCGAGTACGCCCTCTTGCCCTTGCGCCCCTGTCTGCCGTGACGCCTCGTTGAAGATCCACACCAGCGGCGGTTGCTGAAGATTGCCGATGTACGTGGCGTTGGTCTTGTAGGCAATCATCGTGGACCGTAACGCCAAGAGTGCCGTGATAGGGCCGGAGGTCTGGCCCAGGCGTGCCGAGACGGAGATGGTACTGGCGGTAATGGCAAGATTCCACTTATGCGAATCGCTCGATGCCCACCAGCGATTGGACTGAATGGGGAGTACGGCGTTTAGGGTAAGGTCTGCTTGGCGTTCGCCTACCAGAAACAGATAGAAGTCCGATGCCGCTACATGGGACGCAATGGGCGGATCGCCAGGAAGCAGTTTCCAGGGATTCGCAACGCCTGATTCCAATATCCCCCGAGTCGTAAACAGAGGTGCAGTCACGCCGTCTACGGCAATGATCTCCTGCTCGATTTGCACTGCGTTAGGATTCTGCCATACGTCGAACCGCCAGCGCCCGACAAACGTCCTATCCACGAGAGCTTCCGTATTCCACTGGGGTGGAGTTGTTACGTTCAGGTCAGTCGCCTTCACCGTGTTGAGAGACACATTCGCGCCCGAATCGTCACAACATCCTGCAACGATCCACTGCACTCCATCGGCAAACGTAATTGCCGCAGCCCCACGGCACCTGTTTGGCAACGGCTGCGTGTATCGGAGCAAGTCGGGGAGCGTTCGGAAGCCGACCAGCGTGGGTACGAAGTCGTTCCCGTCCGTGATCACCCCTGGCGTGAGAGGGTCTGAGTCCGGGGAGAAACTCGTGAGCGGAACCATCCCCCCGGCCATTACAAATAGCCTTGGAGGATGGTTGGCCCTTCCAGCCGTTGGTGAATTTCTTGGAGGGAGGCATTCTCACGAGTTGTGGCCAATGCCTCGTACTGATCCGCACGAGCGAAGTCATGGATCGTGCGCCGGCAAATGTCCGCGCACGTCGCAAGAATGACCAACGTCGCAGCGCCCCGAGGCCCGTCGTCCGTCCAGTAGTTCTGGTCCGTCTCTGCTACGGGAGGCGGTGGGGACAGATTGCCCATCAGCTCTAGCGGATAGGCGTTGTCTGGTGTGGCGAAAATCCGTATCGTGTCGCCGTACGTGGCATAGCACCAGGGCAGCGTCTCGAAGGCTGGACTGATCACGTCGTTGTCCAGGATGTACTCGTACTTGGTCCGCTGCAACGGCAACCAAATGCCACCCCCACCCAAGCCTGCATTGCCGCCGAGCATGAGCCGCACATGAAACAGCGACTGCATCCCGTCAGGAATGGGATAGATGCTCTGGCCGGGAACGGTGGTAATTGAGTAGTCGAGTTGGTCGGAAGGACTGAACAGGCTCTTCTGATAGTACCCAATGCGATCCTCGACGAACGTCGGGATCACCGCGTTGGGGTTAGGCGCAATGGGAGTCAACAGATCAAATCTGTTCAGCTCCCCGGCAATCCGATTCTGGAGTTCGGAGTACAGCACACCGAATTACCCCTTGAGGTAATGAAGCACGTTGCTCTGCGCAGGCTTGGCAGGGTGCGGCTTCTGCGTCCCGCCCTTAGCCATGTAGTCCATGTTCCGATCGCCGCGCTTGGCTGGCGATGTACCCCCCTCGGCTGGCTCGTTGGTTCCAGCCGGTGATACGATCGATTCCCCAGCTTCCGATGCGTTGGTTTGCGATTTCATAATTTGCCCTCTACTAGGTGACGAAACGATTTTAGTTTCATGTTTCTTGTGGCCGCAACTGGACGAATCGACATAGGCGGCTTGATGTTTGGCGGTGGCTTTCGATCGGCATTAACGTCACCCTCCACCGCCTGCTCGTATGCAGATATCCCCTCATCGCCTGCTTTTCCAGGCGCAATAAACATGCCTTGGTCCGTATCTATGTCTGGACCAAATTTACTTGCCATCACATCCCCTCTATTCGATTTTGGATCTCACGACATGCCGAAATGGCACGCGATGCCCCGTATAGTTCGAGATGTCACCTTCTAAGTCCATGCGATTTTCATGTTCCGCGATTCGATCGCGGGCAATCCGTTTCCCTTGTTCAATCAACCTATCCATTCGTGTCGGTGTGGGCAGTTTCCCCTTAAAGAGCTTCTGTCCGTCAGAGAGTTGTGAGTCGTCGGTTTCGGCATTGCCAATTCCTGTCTTCTCTCCCATCTTGTCCATTATTTGTCCTCCGTGATGTGCCGGAATGACTTTGGTAATTGGCGAAGGTTCGGCCTCTCTATGAGAGGCATGTCGGGAGCAATCGACTTGAAGTTGGGGTCTCTGGGGCGCACTACAAGTGGCATATTGGACTTAAACTCAGTCTTGGGAAGAGTCAGGTAGGGATCAATGCCCATGGCCTCGGCGATCTGTTTCTTTATCTTGTCTGCCATCACACCTCACGTACTCTTGTTATGGTAGCGGATGGACTTGGAATGCAAGCCCAGGTTAGGCGTGCGAGCGAAGTCGGTCAACTGCTTGCGCTTCATACTCGTCGCAAGACGCTTCACTAGCGGCGAAGGATTGGGCAATTGCCCTTTCTTGGCGGCAAGTGCCATACCAAATAACCGTTGCTGTGGCACAGAAACGCTAGGCATATTCCACCTCAAGGACACTGGAACGGAGAAGCATACCGGGCCGTTCCAATCCACCCCGGCAATGGGGACAGCTCTTACACCTTGCTGCGGTTCTGCGGGGCGCTCGCCACAGTGTTGCCTGCGGAGGTCTTCATCGGCATTGTTGCCGTCGGGCCTACGCTGCCACTCCCACCCCAATCCGGCTCGCTGGTCGGATAGGTGACGGCACTGTAGTCCTCACCCATCGGGTCCACGTCGTACTGATTGCCGACCTCGGGGCCGCCCATGTCGTTCATGGCAACCACCATGCCTGCCCCCGTGACCATCTCCGTGGTCGTTCGGAAGCCTTTCCTGTCTGCCGCTGCCTGGGCATCGTCCATCCCCGGCTCTGGATATCGCTTCGCCATTTCTGTTCTCCTTTCGTTCGTGTCAGGGCTTGCTCGGTGGGGCCAGATTCGCACCCAGAGCACTTGCCTCGCTCAAGGTGAAACTGCGCCCCTCCCAATAGTCCACACGTTCCTGCGCCAATTCAGCCGCTTCTTTGCGCGCTTCGTACTGCTCGAACGTCTCCCCCATGTTGAATTCCACCTGCACCGGCTCTTTGCGGTGCGGATAGAGCATGGGGTCGAGGTCCAGGCTATCGCTCGGCGTTTCGGACCCCCCACAGTACCCGTCTTCGTAGCCGGGAATGCGTGGGGGGGTTCCTACGTGCGGTTCGTCAGGATCGTACATGGGGCACCTCTCTTACACCGCAGTGAAGGGGCTGATACCAAGCTGCGAGTACAGGATGTAGCCTGTGATAACGCCGCTCGTCGCGCTCGTTGTCGGAGCGGTCTGGACCTTCAGAATCAGGTCGTCTTGGGCGTCGTACCGCGATGGCAACGACTGCCAGACAATGCCCGCCGATGATGTGGCCGCCACATACGCAATCGGTGGGCCAAAAGACGAAATGGAACCTGCGGCAACGGTCCCCAACACACCGGCCAGGGTCGTTGTCATGTACCGATCGGCCGCAGTCGAATCGCCCAACTGGAACTTGATGGCAGTGCCTCCCGTGTCCAGGTCGGGAATGTCGATACGAATTCCGAACAGGTTGAATCCCGGCGAGCCGCCCGAGGCCAACTGCACCAGTTTGATGGTGTCGTTGACGACGAGTGCGGCCGTCACCGTGAACAGGAACGGGGCAGCTTGAATCGCCCCCACGGCCCCACTCGGGGTAGGCGTTGCGTAGTTGTCTGCGTAGTAAACAGTAGCCATGATCTTTCTCCTTCTTTCGCCCGCTTACACCGGAAGTGCAGGCTGTGTGGGCTGACCCCAGGTCGAACACACCACGGTGGCGTAGTCCATGTTCATGAATCGGAGCTTCTTCAGCCCACCGATCATGCCTGCGTAGATCCACAGTTGGTTCGCACCATCGTGAAGTTCCTCGTTCCAGGTCACACGCAGCGGCTTGCCGTCCGGCCCCTCGATGGCCCCTGACGCATAGCCAATTGCCTGTGCGCCAAGGAACACGGCCCGATTGACGCTGTAGACACCATCGGGCGTTGGAGAGGATGGAGTGCTGGTGCTGACACCCAGAGCGGTTGGGGCGGGTTGCATGGTTTGCGTCACAGGATCAAAGACTTGATTCTGTGACGTGCTCCCCCAGCACACCCTCGTGTCCTGATGGATCACGACATTGTTGCGGAAGCCGATAGCCCCCGTGAAGATCGGGTTGCCAGTGATCTGGCCGCCTTGGATCGCGGCCTGGTAGATCGCGCCCCATCCGCCTTCGCCGAACGTCGCCTTCAGATCCCGAACCTGCCATTGCGTCAGGAACAGGACGCCCTGGATTTCGACACCCTTGATAACCACAGGCTTGATCGGGAATGGCAAGCCCCCCTGCGCCATCGCCACGAACTGGTCGATGTAGAAGGGATGGAACGTGTCAGTTGATGTCAGTGCCGCTTCATTGGCCTTGTCATTGGCGAAGAACCAGTGGCTGGAATCGGGGGCCGACACAGCATTGAGGCCCGTGTAGCCGGCGAAGGTCTGGAATGTGTTACCACACGCCTGGTTGAACAGGGAGATGTCCAGAGCATCCTTGTGGTAGTTCGCCAGTCCCACCTTGGCCTGGTTGCGCTCGCTATACGCCACACGTTGCTGTGACATACGCCCAACCAACTGCACCATCTTGCGGTACTGGTCGATGTAGATTTTGTCGGTGAACGGCTTGAGCGGAGTACCCTGTCCAGCCATCGGAGCATCGCCAATGACGCCCTTGCCGGTCGGATTGGGCACCAGCGGGAAAACAACACTGGACCCAGGTCCTTTGCTCAGCTCATCGAACCATTGAACGAAGTTGGTCTGGTCGCGGGGATTGAGCCCCGCAGCCATGAGACGCGCACCCGTGCAGGACCGGAGCGCCTGCGTGAAAGTGCGATGACTCCATGCCGTGACCTCGGCTGGATCGCCTTGCACAATAGTAGTATCAGCCATGAAAGCCCTCGTGTGTGCATTGGTGTGCTTTCTCGCACGTGCGGGGGCGAGAAACCCGAGGGCTTTGCGTTTCGACGGAGACGCCTAGCTGAAACCGCTGTGGTTATACGGTGCCACAGTCACCGAGGGATCGCTCAGGGCGCGTTGCCCTTCCGCCATCTAGGGACATACCGACGTGTATGCCTACTTCCCCAAATACTCTTCCAGAAATGGTCTGTCAATACCCATCAGTGCCGTCTGCGCCCATAGCGCCGAACGACGCGCCGCCGATGCGTCACCCCACCCGGTGCCACACACGTACTGCCCAGATCCCCCGGCACCACGCAGTTCACGCCGAACGCAATGCCATCCGTCGTGACCGTCGTGCCGGCGAACCCAGCCAGCACAGCGCACCCGCCGATCGTCTGAATGGGCGGCAGGGTATTGGCCTCCATCCACACATTGTCGAAGCACGCCGATCCTGGATGCCCTGCCGCTGCGCCATCCGCGAATTGGCAACACGCAGGGGGGCCAGCGGGTACAGGCGTGGGCGTGGCAGTGGGCGTCTGCGTCGGCGTCAGCGTCGGGGTGGGAATATCAGCGGGAGTGTTGGTTGGTGTCTCCGTGGGAGTCTCAATGGGAGTCTCAGTGGGAGTCTCAGTGGATGTTGGTGTCGGTAAGCATGTTCCAATCACGTTGCCCGATAGCGTGGACGAATCCTCATCGATGAGTTGCTTCTGTTGATTGCCTTCAACGTTGTAATTACACATCAAACCAGAATTCGTGCTATTCACACCCACCCAGTTATCCGTGATAGTCGTGCCCGACGAACCTGCCTTCACGAGTATCCCTTCCCTGCGATTATCAGAGACAAGATTCTTCATGCGTGATCCCACTCCACCAATAGTCGCACCAGAAGAACTATCGTTGATTCTGATACCCTGGCCATCTGAGTTCATATTAAGGCCATTGCCAGCCGCAGAACCGTCTACATCTACCCCAATCCAATTACCCTGAATGGTGACGCCCGACGACCCGTAAGACACAATCCCTGCGTCACCCATGTTGATAATAACGTTTCCATCGCCCGCGTTCGGGCCGCCGATGAGCATGTTGATGGCATCTTCGCCAATGCCGGATTTGGACCCGTTCGCAATCTTGCTGCACCGAAGAATAGTACCTGTTCCTGTTCCTGTCACGTCGTATGTATACCCACCGGCACCTGCTCCATTTATGAATGCTATACCTTGAACAAGTCCATTACTCGGCGCTCCAAAACTTTGAGCGGTCGTGAGATCAATGATAATTTTCCACACAGGAGACGTGCCGTTCCACAGATCGCCACAAGAAGTCCCCGATTGTGTTGTTCCATCGAGATTTATTCCTATAGACATATTCAATGCCAGATTAGGCGTTATTGTGTGAGGCCCCGTCCCGGAGATATTAAACGTGACAGTATCTCCAGGTATCGTAGCGCACCCTATTGCCCAACGAAGAGATCCAGCACCAATCCCCCCTGCGGTCGAGGTCACAACAAAGGGCGATGTGCCACAAGGTTCTGGAGTAAGAGTCGGCGTTTGTGTCGGCGTCTCCGTCGGCGTCTCCGTCTGCGCCCTTGCCATGCCAGCCATGCTCAGCAGGGCCAGCGCCAGCGCGATGAATATGCGCGTCATGCGTTGTGCTCCACGAGCATCGGCATGGCTGGCGTCGAGACGTCGATCACGCTGGTGTAGGGCTGCGTGCCCTGTACTCGGGCCAGTACGCGCCCG